GGGATGAAAAAATAAAAAAGCAAATAGACGAATACAAGGACAAGATTCTAATGGTTGTACCTAGTGACGGTAGAACGAAAGGCACACTGAACCTAACAGATAAAATAAAACTATGGCCAGACAAGCCCTTGCCGGCGGCACATTTCGCGGTACACAAGAACTGGGTCAATGCACTAGGCTACTTGGCTCCACCTTTCTTTTGGCACTGGCATGTTGATTCGTACACACAGAAAGTTGCACGTAAGTTGGGAAGATGCCTCTATTTGCCAACTGTTGTGTTCAAGGCAAAGAAGATGTTTGACGATACAGGTAAACAGGTGCGTACACACCTAAACATCAACAACAGGGATAACTTTGTTTGGGATAAGGTAAAGCAAAGACATCTTAATGCAGACATCAACGCTCTACAAGATTTTATTAAAGATCAGAAAACTCCATAAAACATTTATTTTTACGTGTCTTCTGTATAAAAAGATTCAATGTGATCCTGTTGCATTTTTGATCACTTTCATATGAATGCCATGTCTGACCTTGTTGTCCACAAAATATAAATGTGCTGTTAGGTATCCATGGAGCTTCACTGATAAACGATTCTTCTGTTTGTTTGGCATACATCTTTGTCCCAATATTCTTCTCAGGTGTGATGTAAGTTACTGAACTCCATATTTTTTCCAAACCTTCTTGGTGTACATGGAACTTGTATGGCAGTGGCGGGGTTATAGATATGTGTGCATTCACTCCTAGATTCTTGTATGATCTACTTGCTGGATAAACTCCAACAAGTTCTTTTATGTTTCTCAACAGGTTGGTGCATATGTCCACAGTTTCATCGTAGAAGTCTATGCCCCAGTCTCTGTATTGATCCGGAAAGATATGATGTAGTTCTGTTGTCTTGGTTAATGTTGTTTTAAAGCAACTGTCCTTCAGCTTTGCAAAGGCCTCTTGACTTAATGTGTCGTTAATGATTTGGTGTGGCCACGGTTGTAAGCCCACTGTTGTTGTGAGACACTTATCTAGAAATCGTTCACCTTCACTCATCAATACCTAATCCTTTTTTTATATTTAAATAAATTTCGTTATTGATATCTATTTGTACACACGGTCTCCTGGGAAAGAATTTTTTTCGTTTAACAATTTTAATTTCTTTCGATGATGTAATAAAAAGTGCATTTGGATTATAAGTTATTGTTTTATCTTTTAATAATATATCATTACCGGCAGATCTATCAGCTCGTTCTCGGAAGAACCACAAACATGTGATGTCCTTTGAAAGATCTATGTCCTTAAGGTCGTCATGAAACTGGCATGTTAGGCCATGTGTCTCTTTAAATTTTGTCCAGACTGTGCCATCGAAACGTGTTTGGTTCTCATATAGGTCATCGTACTCTGCTAATTTACGTATCTGTTGTCCGATGATGTGTTCTACTGGATCTGTGTGATGGTATCTCTTGTGTAATTTCTTGAAGAATTCCATTATGCACTGAACAGGTTGATGACTTCTTTCTTCCAATCGTCGGAGTACTCGCAATCTCTGTAACCATCAAACCATGGCCCGCCCTCTGTGTAATGCAGTATTTTTGGTGAACCATCTTTTGGTTCTTTGTACCAACCTACCAACCAGTTGTATTCGTGTGGCAGTGAGCCAATATCCGAATCTTCCAACCAACTAAATCTATGTAGGAATTTTGGAGTCTGCTTGTTTAGGAACTCGGGTGTTAGTATTTTATTCTTTTCATGTCCACAATTCCAAAGCACCATACTGCTCCAGTTTTTTCTTGGATATGAAGTTTGCACTTGTCCGTCCATCTTGATCGATCCCTCTTCCGGTGTGTAATCGTGTTGCACACAGACAACTGCCTTTGAATCATCGCAGTACTGTTCTAGTTCTTTTGTTGGTATCTTCCAGAGAAAATCGCAGTCACAAAACACTGCCCACCCTTTGTAGTTGTTAAGGTAAGGCACAAAGAATCTTGTGAATGTGAATTCTGTTGTAGCAAGTTTATCTATCTCACGTGTGTAGATACCTTGTTGTCTCATCTCATTCTGTTTGAGTGGTTGGACTTCTGCATCAGGATCTCTACGCTTGATAGAGTGTTCACACACTTGGTATGATATGTCTTCTCTCGAATCCCAGCCTACATAAATTTTCATTTGGATAATATCTCGTGTATTTGTTTCCAATTATTTACACGTATAATGTCAGGGTGATTAAAATCTTTGTTGTATGGGTGGTTGATTAATATGGGCTTTAAACCGTATTTGAGCCCGGCTAGTGCGTTCTTAGGCTTGTCCTCGACCCAATACAGCCCGGTGTCATGGAACTCCGCTAATGCACTGTCCTTGTCTGCACCTGTGCCCAATATATGATAATTTGAAAAAACATGCTCACCAAATAATTCACCTAATCTTTTTTTACGCAGTGCTTGTCCTGGTATGTCTGACGTCTGTGAAGTTATTGGTACGAAAGTCCATCCTTCGGCATGTAACAGTTTTACCCATGTTTGTGACTCTAGCATGGGTCGTTGTGTTCCCATCCAAGCACTCCTATTGAACTCTCTTATCTCCTGGCTTATTGTTTCTTTACTAATTCCAAATCTTTTAGACATGTCGTAGTTGTCTTGTCCAGAATCTAATAACTTGTATGGATAGTTCCTGTTTCCGTTTTTGTCAAAGTATGATCGTAACTGTAACCACTTGGTGAAATGGTGTTCCCATTCCAATAGTACTCCGTCTACGTCCGTAAGTATTATTCTATTAGATATCGGCATCTTCCATACCTGCTACTCTCAATTTAACAATGTTTGTTATTTGCCATTGTTTTTGATCCAAGCCTTTGGTGATGGATAGCCACTGATTTCTTATCAGTGCAAAGTCGTTGATTATTTTTGTCATATCAACCACATCATCTTCCCCGTCAACATATTTTGTTGCGTCATTGCTACTCAATGCTCGATTGTAGTTTTCAAGGAATTTTCTAAAAGTTTTAGATCTTAATCTTCTTAATTCTATGTTTAGATATTCTAGTATGGCCTCTAGCTGTTGCAGTTGTCCAAATCTTTCCTCAACTATACCAGGCAATGAAGCGGCCGCTCTTTCTAAGTTACCGTATATCTTGCACTGCTTCTTTGCTTCTATTAATTCTAGGTCAAAGTATGCCACACAATCAGGTATCTTGGATAGGTTCCTACTTACTTCGTTGTACCAGTTTATCATTCATCCTCGCTATATCCATCTTCGTCCACTGCCTCTTCTTCGAACACAGTTGCTATTGCTTCTTCAAGTTTTGGATCGTATTCTGCAGACGCTTTTAATTCGTCATGCTCTACACCGATATCTTCTAAACTTTTAATGAAATCAATAGCCATGTCCAATTTCTGTCTCTCGGGGACGTAATGTATAATGGAGTTCCACAAACGTTCAATGTCTTCGTGTGTAAAGTCTATCATCTATTTTTCTTCTTTAATTGGTTCAGCTTTTTTAGTTTTTGTTTTAGCTTCTGGTTCTTTGACTTTGTCAGCGAAGTCTGTATCCTCTTTGAAGTCTGCCATTAGCATATCTAATTTATCACCTATCCATTGTTTTCTGAAGTCGATGTGTTCTTTACCTGCTTTATCAATGTATTTCAGTCTGTTTCCTTGTTGTACTAGTACACCTTTCTTCTCAAATAGGTCCACTAGTCCACTGTACGGGTTCATTCCTGTTTCGTATGGAATCTTAACCTGTACACCTTCAAACGGTTTAGAGTATCTTGTCTTCATGACTTTACAGGCCGCTCTAATACCTCTTACGTCTGTAACTTTGTTACCATCAAGATCTTCTTTTAATTTAAGTTTTTTCATTGCAATAACGATTGAACTTGCATAGATAAATCCCTGTCCACCTGATATCTTGTCATCTGGGTCAAACATATCCTGTGATGCGTAAGTGTGATTTGTCGCTACAAGGCCTACGTTCCATGAACCAAACATGTTGACACAGTTTCTCACAAGTGCTGTCAATGCCTTGGGTTTTCTACCTAGGTCACCTTTCATATCACCCGCTTCAAACTGATTAACGTCAGTTGGTGTAAGCATCATGCCTAAACTGTCTATAACAAATAGTACTTTAGGTGCACCTTCTTTGTCATCTGCGTGTGCTTCTTTGTAACCCTTCATGAATTCTGAAATAGTTTTTGCTACATCATCGATCATTGATATACTTAATTTTAGAAGTTTATCTTCCGATGTGTCTACTTTCAATGCCTGCAACCATTTTTCATCCAGTGCATTCTCTGTGTCGATCAGTATAACAAATATACCTTGCTCCTGTGCATTCTTGATGATGTTTCCTGCGGCTATGTATGATTTACCTGCTCCTGATTCTCCTGCAAATACGGTAACTTTGCCTAGCGGAATTCCTTTGTTGAAATCACCTGTCATTAAATAATTTAATGCATAATTTCCTGTGCTGATCCAATCAGTAGGATCACTAAACCCTATGCCTAGACCCTGGATTGATTTTGTAATACTCTTTCTAAACTTTGTTGCGTCAAATACTTTTGTCATAATTTTATCCTTTGTATATCATATATTAACATACCTAGGCCCTAACGTCAATATCAGGGCCTTGGTAAAATGTCAGATTATTTTGCTTGTCTTGATCTAATCAACTTCAGGATGTCTTCTGCTCTCTTGGCACTGTCACCTGCAGGAGCCGCCGTTGCCGGAGCCGCTGTTGGTTGTGCAGATTCAACTACTGGTGCCGCCGGGGCAGTTTCAGTTACTGGAGTTGCTGTTGGTACAGTTACTTGCGGTTTAGCTTGATAAGCCATTCCAGCAGGTCTGTAATACTGTCCATATTGCTCAAGATCAAAAGCTTCACCTTCTACAGATTTTTCAAATAACTCCTTGATTATTTTTACTTCTGCGTCAGTTGGCTCTTTTGGTCTGAAGTCACCTAGGTTGTGTAACCCATGTGTTTCTACTGCGGCTCTTTCTGCTTCGTCTAGAGCTCTTTCTCTTCTTGACCATTTTGATGTTGAGTAGTCAGCGTAACCACCTTTAGTTGTTTTATTGATTCTGAAGTCAACACCTTTTACATAATCAGTAGGCATTTCTTCCATTTCTGGATCTAGTAATGCACTTCTAATGATGTTAAAGATCTGAGGTCCAATGATGAATCTTCTAACTGGATTCTCAGGTGTTGAGTCTTCTGCCAACGGATTTGTTGTAACAAAACCTTGGAAAATATAACTTTTCTTTTTCCAATATTTTCTACCCATGTCTTCCATGCTCTTGTCTTTGAACCATGGTCGAACTTCCGTTAGTACTGGGCATGTCTTGCCATACATCTCCATACATGGTACTTGTACCTGTACTGGTCTAGAATCAGTCTGACCTTTAATACCTGCGAAAGGTAATTTGATCATGTTTCTTTCAGTCCAGAAAAATGTATTGTTTGTATCCTTATCGGGTAAGAATCTAAGTACTGCTTCTGATCCTTCTGCTATATTCCAATGTGGATAAATGGCGTTGTCTCCGCCTGTTTGTGAAGTTGAGCGATTAACTTCTTGGGATTTTAACTTCGCTCTTATCTCAGCTAATGATGCCATAATGTAAGCCTCCTTGTGTGCCTATGTTTGTTAGTTTTAAGTTGCCTTAATTTGCCTAAATGTATATTAGACATATAGTACATAATATACAACTATATTTATCAGTTGTCTACTACTATTATTGGTAAAGTGGAGGTTTTATTATTGGATGTTAGCTAGTTGTTTGATTCTGTCTAGTTCAGTATTGATCTTCTCAGCATCTGCTTGGTCTTTCGCTATTTCTTGTTCTTTGTCTTCTGCATCTTCTTTTTTAAGTTTATCGTAGTTCTGTGAAAGGTATGCCATTGCCGCTTTCGCGTCATGTGTTTTGAAAACTTCTTTACCGTCTTTGTCTAGCACAGCATTTACTTTCTTACCCGTTTCTTTGTCCGTGTACATTGAAACGTAAGGTTTGATGTCCTCGAAAGTTAATCCTTCCAATTGGTTGCCTTCGAATTTCGATTTCATACGTCCTACTTCGTAATCATAATCTTCTTGAGCGGCTTTAAGTGCTTCTTCGTGTTCCTCACCACCCGGCTTGATCATTTCATCTGCTATGTCGTCGTCAATTTTATGATTGCCATCGTATTCATAACTACCGTCCAGTGAGTTTGGATCAACCACACCGTTGATTGCTTTGTAGTGTATTGTACCGTAAGCCATCTCTCCATCATCACCCGATAGTTCATAATCCATTGAACCTTCGTAATCTGTTTCTGGATTCTCATTCACGCCACCCATTTCTTCTTTCTGCATTCCAAGTTCTTTTTTTCTCTTTTGGATCTCTGCCTGTAGTTCTGGATCTTTGCTTGTGTTTGGATCCATCTGTAAATCTTGTATAGCTTTCATTTTTGCTTTTCTGTCTTCTGCATCTTTTGGAGTTGCATATTCATTTACAGTTTCGTCAACCCATGATTCAAATGCTTCTGTTTCTTTGCCTATCGCTTTGCCTTTGATGTCTTTCTTGGGATTGAAATCTGCAGGATCCATCCTCACTTCGTCTGCGTATGCTGGATCTTGTTGCATTTTCTTGTAGTCGTCGATGTATCTCTTTGCCAACTGTACTGCAATCTTCTTATTGCTGTTGTAGTCTGGACCTGGTTTGAATGAGTTAGAACCTTCCTGTTCAATTCCG